GAAGCTCCTTCTACAAAAGCCAACACATTGGTAGATGCATTTAAACAGATGGTACTGCCGAGTTTGCTTCCATCCAATCCAATATTGTCGCCGGGTATCATGAATATTATGAATCCCATTCAGCTGCAATAATGGATCGCAGAGATTACGTTGGAAGTGATGATGCTTTACCGGGAGACTACAATCGTTATCTTTCCGGCAAGGATTCAAGCAAGCCAGATCCCAAGCGGGACATTCAATACAGACTTGCCAGGCTGTATAAAGTTGATGACTTTAATCGTTTAGCATCCTCTGTAGGTAATACCCCAAGATCTGAAGCCTTCCAACGTTTTCTTGCTCTTCAACAAGACCCAGATCTTCTCGCTCGTTCATCAATGAAAATGCCAAATACGCCTTTTGGCCCCCTTGGTAGTTTTGCTGAAAGCTAACGAGATACTTTTAGATTAGAATATTTTCAACATACAGTTTACAGGTAAAAGAGGAAAGGTTGAATGTCAAGTACAAACAGTAACAAGCAACCCTTGTTAATTGATCGTCCGTTAATTGATACGGTTCGTGTCACTACGCAAACCGTTGGTAGCGCTTCTACCAACACATTGTTTGTCCAGGGCGGCCAGGCTCCTTCTATCCTTGTGGACATGGATGCCACATTAAGTGAAGATAATAATTCAGGTGGTATTGTTGATTCCATCACAATTACACGCAATGATTTTTACCGGGATGCGGACTACGAAGTAAAAACGTCAACCTCTGGCACACCCATCTCGCTAGTTAGTGGGCAGACTGTTTTTATTTCTACTACAGGTGTGCTGACTGGCGCTGGTGCGCCATTTAGCGGTTATGGTTATTACACCTATACCGGAGCAACTACTCTCACGGGAGTTAACTCAGCGCTTCTCTATACCACAGGCACTGCATCTGGCTTTGCTTATAACGGTGTTGCATACGGCTATCAGCAACCTGTTACCTTTGTGTTTTATCACGTGCGTGGCACGACCACACCCATTCCTGCTTCTGGGGATTATCGCCTACTGTTTGCCAAGACGGTACCGGCCAACACACAAACAGTTGATTGCTCAGACGTGATGCCGCAACTTGCTGCGCCCGTCATGCATGCAGGTAATACCAATGGCTTAGGTGAAACATCTCCCCTCCGCAACAAGGGTATTTATCTAGAGCGGGGTGATCGTGTCTATGTGGGCGTATTTCCAGACGGTCCCAACAGTTCTGGTTACATCCCTGGTGCTCACGTAATTGCACAAGGTGGTTTCTTCTAAATAATGGCAATCAAAGGGGGTAATTCCTTTGGTGCGTTTAAAAACAAAGGAGCAGCTTTTGGCACCTTTGGTGCGCAAGACATACCTGACATCGATAAAATAAAGCCTATTACAACAGAGTTTTCAAAGGGCTCCGTTCCAAACTCTATTGTACGCATGGACCGGGAATCAGCCTGGAGCAGATGGCGCCGTGGGTACGAAATTTCAACTGCTGTTGGTATTCAGCATGCATTGACATATCCGTTTGAATATCAGATACCCAGCCCAGACGGGACCCCGCCTGCTGAAGGCCGACAACCTTTAATTCTTGGTGTTGTACAAGGATTTTTTACAGCAGGAAAAGAATTTGGAGTTCACTGGGTAGGTTGTCGTATTGGATCTATTTTGCGTTTTGATAACGTCAGGGATTCAATAGGTACTCCTGCAACAATTGCATCAATTACAGAAGATGATGAATTTTGGTATGTACAATTAGCTGGTAGCTGGAGTACAACAAATCCACTACCCCCTCCTTTGTACGTTCCAAACCCATCCGGCGACCCTATTAAGCCGTTGCTGGGTGAAATCTTAGAAGATCGAATTCTTGCTGTTGGTGGGTCACCTGTCACCAAAGACACGCTAGACCCCTCCACATCAAAAAGATATGGATACGTTCAGGCAATTTTAATTGATGTTGATGGTCCTAATGGGATTCTAAAACTTCAAAAAAGCAGTTCGTTTGAAGCTAGTCCGGACAATCTTTATTTAACTCCCGCTACTAAAACTTTTTCGGTTGGGAGGTTTTTTACAGTAGGCACACGTTATGCATGCACATGCCAGGATTTTAGCCGTCGTAGTTATAGTTTTATGATGAATCTAGAAGGCAGTGAGAAAAAACGCTTTCCTTTTACAAGACCAGCACTTTTAAAATACGGACGGTCTGAAGTATTAACGGACCCTAATACTGGTTCTGTTAACAACAGCGCCATGACGGATGCCAATCAAAACAGAGACTTAGCACTTACAACGCAATCTATTGATAACCCTGGTGTGTACAATGACTTTGGTGGACGTTATCTTCGCAACTTTAGTGCAGCACGCAGAGCGGAAGGTCCTACCACATTTGTGGACTACACGGCAAAAAATAATCAAATAACGTCGTATACGGATTACTGGTCACCGTTATTAGATGAAATGCGTTATTGCAAACATATTTACGCTCTTCGCTTTGAAGAAGGTATTCTGCCGCCAGAGCCATCTGATCTACCCTTTGCAACAGAAGAAAGTATTACGGAATGGGAACAAAGGTTAGTGTATGAAATGTCAGTGACAAATAAACACATAAATGACATGCAAGCTGTAAGAGGCATGGCCTTAATGGATGTGCCACCAAAGAATTTTCAATCACCAGTAATGCTTCCAATGATGCAAAAACTATTGAACGTTCCAGCTTCTTTTATCAGATTAGAGAATTTTAGAATGCAGGATAAGACCGGCGCTTTTTACAATCCGAGTGCAGGTGAGTACCCAGCAAATTAACATGGCTGACTTTGGTGAAGTTGTTGAAACGCGTTATGTATTATCCGCAGAACAACTTGCGGCAAGTAAATTTGGTTTTAGTGAAGTTTACTACAGCGGAAGTCCTACTTTGTATTCTCCAGGGGACGTAGTAAATCTTCCATACGAAACAGGGGAAACCTCAACGATGCAAGCCCTAGGTAATGCGTGGGCAGCCTATGCCAGCGGCATCGGCCCAGCATAAAAAAGACCCCCGAAGGGGTCTTGTGTCATCTGTGAGCAGCCTCAGGACGCCATTGCACAAGCGTTCATCTTCTGCAGTTGTTTGCGTACGGCGCTTACGTTCCAGCGATAGCTATCACGTGAACGGGTCTCAGGGAAGGCTGCGTAATGGGGACCTAGTTTCAGGGTACCATTATCGCGGTACTTGAAGAGAATCTTGCGGTCGATACCAAGGAGTTCTTCCGCTTGTTGAACGGAGACCCACCCAGAGTGTTTGGCCATGACTAGAGAAGTCTTGTACTCACGTAACTTACAGGACGGCAAGAGCTTGTCAAGAGATTTAAGCAAAATTTTATCTCTTTGCTTATCTTGCCCTATGTAAGGCCGATTTAAAATTAGTTAACGGCTGCTAATAGTATGTTCAACAGCGAGCAAGAACCTCTCGCCCTGCTCATTGAACTAACTCCAAAACTAGCCAAGAAACGTTATAGACAAGCAATATACGACGCTTGGGAGTCCAAATGTGCTTATTGTGAAGCACCTGCTACATCCCTGGACCACGTGGTCCCACGCTTTAAATCTGGTTCAAGTAACAGAACAAACCTGGTGCCAGCCTGCAGACGTTGCAATGCTTCCAAAGCCAGTGAAAGAGTGCAGGAATGGTTTGAGAGACAAGAGTTTTTTACACAAGCTAAGATGGATAGAATAAACTCTTGGACCAAACAAGAACCTCTTGATGTTTTTGTTTATACCGTAAACACCTTACAAGAAGCAGTTTGATATGCCTATTTCATATGACTTAACTACAAAGCGATGGAACATTCAATATGAAAAACAAGATCATCCTGTTTTAAATACAGTATCTATCACACGAAATGTACCTGTTGGCTACAAGCAGGTTTTAGGCCCTGCAGTTAAAGGCCAACAAACATATACAATGGTTCCTGTTTTTGAAGACAGGACAGCAACAGTTGATGTTAACGGTAACTACCAAGACATCATCAATGCATTGAATGCCGCTGGCATACCAAATCCAAGGCCCTGGGATCCAGAAAATGATTTAAAAACAGCACAACTGATAGCGCGTCAAGACAATGATGTCAATAGAAAAAGAAATGAAGAAGCAGAAAAAACAAACAATCTGTACAACAAAATAAGCGGATACGCTAAAGTTGCTGAGCCTGGAAATTATTTAACATATAAAAAATTAATAGAAGATACCAATGTAGATAAAACAGTCAAAGAAAATGCCAAGTCTGCTTTTGATTCTTTTTACAAGACGGAGGTTGTATCGCCTTGGGATATCAAAACAGGGGCTAAGGTTCCGTTTGAAGGTTTTGAAAACACAATTCGCTTTGATCCTGAATACTATGGATCAACTTCTATTGGAGAAAACACAAAGACAGCATGGGAAAATGCAGTCAAAGAAGGTGATCTTGACCTGTTGGGCAGGTACCCAAACTACGAAGCTTACTCCTTTTGGCACTACAGCAACGTTGGTCAAAATGAAGCAAAGAAACGTGGTGCACGCGATCCAGGCTTTAAACCACAAGCGCCAACAGACGGGTTTGATTACGAAAAGGTAGAAGAGACAGTCCCTGGTAAAACAGATGCCGCACGTCAATTTGAACGTGACAAACTCGCAGGTGATATCCTTGGCTTGAAGCAAGCTGGTGAAGGATATGAATTAAAGGATGTTATTTCACAGTATGAGAATTTAGTTAACGGCAACAAGGATTTACAAGATAAATGGAAAACAGCTAAGTCAGAGATTCTATATGCCGAGCGATTCCCAGGGGAAGACAAAAAACCTTGGGCGAAACTATATGAAGCAGTTAAAGACGCAACAGGCGGTCGTCCTGATATTCAATCAGCAGCAGGGTTTGGTGAGCTGCTTTTAAAAGCCTACAAACTCGATTCAGATAAATACCCTGGAGCCAAAGCATTAATTACAGATATCCAAGCTGATAAAAACATCGGCACCATAGACACAAAACTATCTGAATACGATGTTGCTTTTAGTCAAATAGCAACAGAAGCTGAAAAGAAAAGAACAGAACAAGCCGGAGAACTACAAAAGCAGTTTCTTGAGGACTCAAGACGAGCTTTAATTGAAGCCAAACAGAAAGAACAGAAGTTTGATTTACTGTCTGGGACGTCGTTTGGCCAAGAGATTCTTGGGATGAGAGAAAATATTGCCAACTCTTTGATTCAGGAGTCTGGTGTCGGTGGAATTTTAGGCTTGACGGGAAAAAAACAAGCAGACTTGGGAGAGCAGCTGGGGCTGTCCCTTGATACCGGCAAAGTATTTGGAAGCAATAACGGTATTCTTTACAACTGGGAAAAGTGGTTTTTTGATGAAATCGAAAAGAAATACTCTGGCGGCTTGGATGTGCCAAATGATTATGTTCCTGCGTACCAGCGGAATGTGGATAATGGATTTGTAACGCCAGAACAAATCAAATCCTGGAAACAATACGATGATGCTTATGAAACATTAAAAAAAGATCCAGGAAATCTTTTTGCTCAACGCACCGTAAATCCATCTAATCTTCCCAAGGATTATATTCCAGTAGATAAAAGAAAAACAACTAAACAGGAATGGCTTGATTATGAAACAAAACGAAAAGCTTTCCTCGACGATCCCTCTATTTCTGAAGAAAGAAAAGCAGACATTCAATTTACTCAAGACTTTTTTAACGATTATTTGCTGCCACGCTTTAACGCTTCTAAGTCTATTAGCGAGTTTAGAGATTACATTAACGTTGACAAAGACAAACAAAACATTTTTCAAACAGAAGACCGTTTGACTAGCCTGAGGAATGCTGCCCAAGCTGCCTCCGCTTCTTGGATGAAAGCACTTGATGCCCTTTCGCCTAGTAAGTTTAACGCAGATTACTATTTTGATCCTGCTGGTTATTATTTAAACAAAGGCGTTGGCGGTAAAGACGACGCTCCTGTTCTTCTTGGTGAACAGTTTCAAAAAGAGTGGGGCAATCAAGTACCCGAAGAATATGTTAAACAAAAACAAGATATTGAAACAACTTGGGAAAAAGCAAAGGCAGGAGAAACAACAAAAGACAATAACGGCAATGATATTAACTGGCAAGCCAAAGCTTATTTATATGGGTTTGATATAAACAACAAAGAAGATTTTGCGAAACTGCATTACGAAGTCCTGGGGCAAACTAAAAATTACGACTCTGCCCCGGATGTTTTTAACCCAAAAATTGCGCAAATTTATTTAAAACAAGTTTTAACTCCCTACCTTGCAGATAAATACAAAACAATTGGTACTGTATTTGGTCAATTTGCTGATCCAGATAAGTTTGCAGACGATTTTGTAAACACTTTAGATCCGCTAAAAAATAAAGAGCAAACAGAAAAGGTATTAAAACTTTACGGGTTAGATCCAAATACCGAGGATCTTACTGAGTTAAAGAAAATGATTTCGGAATCAATCCGAAGCAGTGATGCAATTTCTATTCGAGAGCAAATTAAAAAACTGAATGAAGCAAGTGAGACTCCAACACAGGAACTCTTGGGTGTTGAGTACATTCAACGTGCTTCTGACAAAAGAGAAGAAGCTGTAAAAGTTGATGACGCTCTTTACAACAGGTTTAAATCTGCTGGGTACCAAGGGACGCAGGATGATTTTTACAAAGAGTTCATGCCAGATGTAACCGAGGAAGATAAAGACATTTACCAGGCCGCATTCAGCAAAAAGTCACTGGCTGAAACGTACAAGTTCAAACCGACAGGTGATCCGTTTTCCGACCTGGGACAACTTGAGAACTTATCTTCGTTTGGCGAAGAAACAGATAAAACAACACAACCGGCAAAGACCTCAACAGCCACAGCCGCAAAACCAAAGAGCAAATATTTTTCTTTTTTCCCAGATGAAGAAGATGCATCCCTGCAAGAAGAAGAAGAAAGTTCTCCGGTTAAAATTAAAAGAGGCAGTGACATTCTTGCTGAATTTAAATCACGCTTAAACTTGTCGCCTACGGCAGGCAAAAGTAAAAGTACTGATTTATCAGATCCGTTCTCTAGTTCTTTCTTTGGTTCTTTCTAGTGGCAGATAAACGCAAGCAGGCAGCCAAAGCCTCCCGCAGGTATCAGAAAGATAAAATGGCCTGTAACAAGCCTCAGAGGGCTCCTGCGGGGGACAAGCACAAGTACGTGGTCAAGGCTTGCGACAACGGCAAGGAGGCGATTGTACGCTTTGGTGCCAGGGGTTACGAAGACTATACCCAGCACCACGATGAAGGAAGGCGTGCTAACTTTAAGGCCCGCCACAACTGCTCGGATAAGAAAAACAAACTTACTCCGGGGTGGTGGGCTTGTAACTACAACTGGTAACTACAATGGCAAAACCAAAGTCAACTTCTGTTCACGTTGAGTCCAAGCCCAAGACAACTTCTATTGGCCACGGCATTAATAGTCGCCCTCGCCGCAAAGGCAGAAAGGCTTATCGAGGACAAGGCAAAAAATAATTGTGTATATTGGGGGTAACGCTTGTTGCCCCTATGACTGATTACACTGATTCAATTAATTTAATCTGTAAGTATTCGGGGTTCAACGAGAAGGCTTATCCAGATCCATTTACAGGTGGGGAACCATATACCATTGGTTATGGAACACAGTTCTATCCCGATGGTTCACCTGTAAAGCGTGGTCAACTTTGCAGTAAAGAAAAAGCGCTGGAATATTTGTTCCACGAAGTTGATGTAATTGATACGCAGCTAACAAAATTAAATATTGTGTTGACGCACTCGGTACGGCAGGCGTTGATTTCGTTTATCCATTCAATTGGATGGGAGTCTTTTTTCTACAGCAGTATTGTTGATAACCTGGAAACCGACGACCTGCCAGAAATTACGGCAGAGATGTCGCGGTGGGTTTTTGATGTAGATCATAACGTAATTGGAAACCTTCTTGACCGGCGCAGGGAAGAAATTAGTTTATTGCTGCAAGACTCCGGAGAACTGACACCACCTGCATCTGAAATTCTTCTCACAGCATTCAGGATCTATGCTGGAGCACCCTACGAAATTCAAGCAATTAAAAACCTGGAAGAACGCATCAACCCTTATGTGCTTTCTAGGTTTGCCAATGAATTTAAAGTAGCTGACAATAGGTGGGAGGAATACCCGCCAGAAAACTACCCGGAAAACGACTTTAATACTGTCTTTGACAAGTAGAATTAGAATAGTTGCATTACAAACATGCAAAGCGGCATGGAGCGTTCAGTTGAGCCACGGGAGTTTGAGCTTCCTTTAGAGCTTCAATTCTCTATGCGCAAAGCAGAGTTGCACGCCCAAGAGATGACTTGGGAGCAGTTGTACGCAGCACTCTTGAACTTGTACCACCAACGCCTGATGGAGTGGTACGCAGTTAAAGAGATCATGGCATCAGAAAATATCGAACTTGACTTTGATATTCCCACCGATATTGAACTAGAAGAACTCGCCGCCGCATGCGTATACGACGACGAGGACGATGGTGAAGATGAAGAAGAGTGTCAGCCGTTCTGACTTTCGTCAAGAGCAATAAGACGATCTAAATACCACTGAGCTTTTTTCAGTGATTCGGTACCGCCCTTGTGGCGTTCCCTCCAAATATATTTGATGCAATTACCTTTGCAGTAACCACGGAATTCTTCGTTGGTTAAAGCAGCTTCAATAGCATCAATTGTTTCAATACCACCTTCCGTGTAATGCGCGGGATGATTGACTACATCCTCTTGGACCACAGGAGAAGTTTCTTGTGTGGCCCAGGGTACTGGGCATACTCCACCAGGGCATTCAGTGTCTTCTTCTATCGCAGTAAACCACGACGTTTGCGGGACTGCTCCAGCATCTCCTCGTTGGGTCCCTCCAGGTCCAGCACTAACGCCTTGGGTTTGGGTGATGCTCCTATCTGTAAGCCCTGCTCCATTGATGGGATATAACCCGTCATTCCAGGACGTTGCCCCTCGAGATTTAGTGGATTCCGTTCCAGGTCCTGCTCGCATAACGTTAAGCCGCGATTGTATTGATCATACAATGGTACGTCATTTTCTTCGTTGTCGAGCGGCGCACCAAACGTGTCAGGAGTAACACACCGACACCCCAACTCATCTTGAACAAAGCTATCTAAAAACCCTGCAGCGCCATGCATGGTTATTACCTGGCTTGATTTACTCTTTCTATAATGTTATCATGGCAAGATTTTTTGATTCTACTTACGATCCTCGCAATGACGCTGGTACATCTGGCGCCGAGGTTTCGGATCTGCGGCCCGAGCAAGCATATGACACAGACTTAAGACGTGTTGATGCAGACTCAAGGCAAGCGGCTGAAAGTGTTAATGAACCGCAGGATCGAGTAGCTAAATTTCTTCGGGCATCTAGAAGTGCTGGAAAGTTCCGTCAATCGCGTATGTTGACAGACACAACGCTTAACGGAAAAACCCCAAGGTCGGAAGCAACCATCAAGGGGGTCACTTTTCCAAACCTTGGGGATCGAGTAGGAGAAGCTGGTGGTGTCAACTACGCACGAAAACCTGGACGCAGTAGTGGCACTTTCTATGGCTTTGCGTAGTTAAACCTGGCTATACACAACTTCATATGGTTGATTCTGGTATTTGCCTTTGCGATCTTGATAGCTTATTTCGCAAGGCTTGCCGCGATAAAAAAGAAGTTGTGTAATACCTTCGTTAGCATAAACCCTGTTAAACAGGCCGGTGCAGTTGCTAATCTCCAGAGTTAGATAGCCTTCCCAAGCTGCTTCTGCTGGCGTAATATTTACCAATATTCCCGATCGGGCATACGTAGATTTGCCTACAGCAACGACAGTAACATCTCTGGGAAGTTTGATGTGCTCCATTGCCACACCAAGACAGTAGCCATAAGGCGGCAAAAGAAAATATTCGCCTTTTTCATCTTCTAGTAAGTCGGCTGGTTTTAAGATTGTCTCATCAAAATCTTTAGGATCACAGTCACCGGACTGAATTTTGCCAAATACAAGGCACTGCTTGGGTGATAAACGAATATCATACCCATAAGAGCTGAGTCCATAACTCAGTAGCCTGCGTCCATTCTCTTTGTTGACCAATCGATCAACAAAAGGCGAAATCATGCCGTTTTCTTCAGCAAGTTTTTTGATTTCCCAGTCGGCAAGAACGCTCATAGAATTGATGGACTCGACAAGCAGTCTACAGAAAAATCAAGCAATGATCCGACCTTTTTCTGAATAAATGTCAAAAAAGTTTTGGGTGTAGTCCTCGGCTCCATCGCTTGGCTGGAGGTAAACGATAAAAGAAGTGCAAGTATTTTTGGGCATGATCTTACCATCTGCAAAATAATGACGCCGAAGCATGGGCGTGTTTTTTAAAAAGCAGACAGGAAAATCAAAGATGTCTTGGCAATACCGTACCATGTCGGGACTGTTGCTGAAATACAAGCCTTGTCGCACTTCACCGGACAACCACTTGCGTTTCAGTGTCCGCCACCAAAGAGCATGGCCTGATACCAATGTGTGCGCCATGCCTTTGGTTCGTTTCCAACGCTGGGACTTCATATCCCAATAGTATGTGTAGCTAGGTGGAAACAAATAAACATTTCCAAACCAGTCTTGTTCGTTCAAGCCGTCATCTTCTGGTGTGTAATACTTATCGGCTCCAACATATTGATTGGCAGCATGAGAGCTTGCTGGATCCAAATCAATTCCACCCATTAATAAATGAGCGGAGTTGACAAAGTCTTCTCCGCTAATCCATTCAAACTCTTCTGTAAACTTCTTTTTTCTATATGATGTCATTTGGTTTCACTTACTTGGCAATAATCAATTTCAAGATAACGCATGCCGTCATGGTCGTTAATAAGATACCCAGCCTTTTCTTCTGGGTTGATTTTTTGCGCTGCCGACAAAATGCGCCTAAAGGATTCCGCAATATCACCATTGTTTTCTTGTTCACAACTTTCTTGCGCCGCATGAAGTTCTTTTAAGGTCATAAAAAACATCGAACGATCTTTATTCTCCGGCTGAAAAACCATGATTCCAGGGCCTTCTGCCTGCCACATTTTGAAGTAATGTTGCCCCATGTCACCAAGGATGAGCTTTATGGTGGCATCAAGCATCTTGGTTTTAGTCTCTGTCAAATCCCCCTGGAGCGCAGAGGCAATTAGTTTTTCACGCCTGTTCATGTTTTAAAAGTCCTTGACGAACTAGAATTTGTTTCATGCGAGGAAGAGGTTCATAAATTACAACAAGTTTGCCCAGGTTCCCTCGCCGTTTAATTAACTTGTTGTTTTCATCTTTTAGCTTATCAAACTCGCCAGACCTAATTAAGTATTCAGCAACGCACCGTAGTCTTCGTTTTAAAGACAGATCTGCGTCGGGGAATTTACCACAGATTGTATCTGGTTTCATATCGACAAAAGCCAATCGCAATCTATTGGCAAGAGTCATGTTGAAATGCGGATCTAGTTTTTCAAAATCTTTTATGTTTTCTAGGTACCGACGCATGTCAAAAACATCAAAAGATCCCAGTGGTGGCAAAAACTTTTCCACTTGGGCTGCAAGACTGGCCGGCAAGTAATCGTGAAAATTTTCAAAAGTCAATGAGGCAATATCAATGCCATCAAACCGTTCACTCCTCATCTGTATTCTCCACGTCAGGTACGGAAGGGTTTGGAATATGATTTTGTTTTTGTTGTACGTCCCTGTACTTTCCAAGTGGCCTAAAAGAGAGCAACGAAACTTCGTTGTTTTTAGAAAAGGATGTAATCAATGCGTTCCATGGAATGCGGATGGTTTCTTTTTTTCTTTTATCTGGTGAGATATTGACGTAATGCAGGTCTTGCACCCAGCCGGACTCCGGATTTTTTTTTCCCGCCAAAATCCAGTTGCGAATTGTTTGGTCAGATACATTTAATCTTCTGGCGCATTCCTCAGTTGAAATGTATTCATCTGTATAGGCTTCTGGGTGTACCTCATTGGTTTCTCCCGTTTTGTAACGACTACTCCACATAGCCGAAAGAATATTCTTGATACCCTTTAACTCGTGGGCTACATCCTCTATTCCTCTTCTGATTCCGTTTGCAGACATAAAGCGTTTTCTTTGTTTAGATGCTAGTCTTTTTCTAGCATCTTTGTGTGTTTTATGGAAGAGCAAATTCCAAACAGTCAAGTTCCGCCTGCTCAGCCGATAGCTCAGCAAGAATTTACTCAGGCCCCTGTCGATGGTCGTATTAGCCTCCAAGACCTGGAGCAAATGAAGGCACGTGCAAGGGAGCTTGCCATTCAGCAAACTCTAATCCAGCAAAGGTCAGCTCAGCAGGCAACTCAAGTCCAACAACCACAAGTTGTGTATGTTCGCCGTAACCTGACAGTGGCTGAGCTATTGCTTGTACTACTGCTGTCCACGGGATTGGTTGCGGTTAGTCAAGTTAGCTGGAACTTCATTTCTACTTCACTTCCAAAGATTGAAGTAAAAATCAAATGAGTTAAACACAGCGGAATTATAATCGTAATACAGGAGTTTTAGTTGAATAAGTGGCCAACCGTCGCATAAGTGAACTGCCCGTACTCGCCGGTGGCGATGTTGCGGAAGAAGATCTGCTGACGGTTGTTCACGTTTACGAAGTTGATCCAACATTAAAAAACAAAAAAATCACCTTTTCAGGGTTAAGAGATTATTTAAATACAAAGTACGTAGCAACTACGGGCTCAACCATTACTGGTTCTCTGTCAATACAAAACAATTTAACGGTAAGCGGCACAACATACGTGTCGGCTATATCAGGTAGCGGCAATGCAACTTTTAGTGGATTAGTTGTAAAAAACTCTGCTGTTATTAGTGGCACAGTTAGTGGCGCGACGTTAACAGGCACTAACGTTCAAGGTACTAACGTCAACGCCGTTGCATTAACAACAACGACAGCCACTGGAACCACAGCCAGTTTTACGTCCGGTATTTATCAGTACCTATCGGGCGCCACAATTACTGGCAATAATATTTCCGGTGTTTCTGGTGTGTTTTCTGCGCTGAGCGGAACGACAATTACTGGTACAAATATCAATGCAACCACTGGTACGTTCCAGTCTCTTGGTACACCTGTTCTTAGTGTTACAGGTAATTTAACCGTTGGTAGTGGTCTGACCGTATCTGGTCTTGCTCAATTTGCCAATAGTGTTCAAGTCACCGGCACATTATCTGGCACAACAATAACAGGTGCAGCGGCAGTATTTTCTACGGTTACCGGTGTTTCCGGGACATTTACTACATCCGTATCAGGCGCAACCGTCACGGGTAATACGGGTTTATTCAGCAACTTAACAGGAGTTTCTGGAACTTTTACCACCCGGATTTCAGGTGCAACTATTACGGGTAATAATGCATCTTTTGGTAACGTAAGTGGAATTTCTGGCGTATTTTCTCAGTTTCTTTCTGGTGCTGTTATTACAGGAGACGCTGGACAATTCACAACATTAACAGGTGTTTCTGGCGTATATACCAATTTATCCGGTGCAACAATCACTGGTAATACTGCACTTGTTTCTAGTATTACTGGGGTTTCTGGCGTATTTACAAGCCGTGTTTCAGGGGCGACAATTACAGGTGACATAATCCTGGCCTCTACGGTTACTGGAATATCTGGTGTATTTACAACTCAAATTTCAGGCACTACCATTACAGGTGCGACTGGTTTATTCAGTCGACTAACGGCAGGAACTGGGATTTTTACAAATTTATCCGGCACCCTTATTACAGGTGACACGGGTTTATTTACGAATGTAACTGGTATTGCTGCTGTATTCACCACCTCTGTTTCGGGTGCTACTGTTGTCGGTACAACGGTTACCGGTGCTACAGGTACATTTTCTTATGTAACAGGCACCACGATTACAGGTGTTACGGTCAACGCAGCAACAGGTGTTTTTACTACACTTCAGGCAACTAACCTTAGCTTTACCAACACAACAGTTTCAGGTAATTTAACTGTTGTTGGTTCTGGTTTTATTGGTTCAGGTTTATCTGTAACCGGGACAATCAGCGGGCAAACAGTTACAGGAACAACTGCTGCATTTACGTCTGTCACAGGAGTATCCGGAGTATTTACCACAAGGTTGTCAGGTGCAACTATCACCGGTGACACAGCATTATTTTCAAACATCACTGGTGTTTCCGGTATATACACCTACGTTTCAGGTGGAACAATCACGGGTAACACGGCACTATTCAGCAATGCAACGGGTGTTAGCGGCACGTTCACAACTCGACTGTCAGGTGCAACAATCACAGGTAACACTGGTCAATTTAGTAATATCACTGGTGTTTCCGGGACGTTTACAAGCACTCTTTCGGGTGCAAATATTTCTGGAACCAATGCAAGCATTACAAATATTACCGGGGCTACGCTTGCAATTACAACGCCGTCTGGTACGACTCCAGCCATTGTTTGTTCTGGTGTTGTGTCTGGCAGTGCAAGTGGCTTTATAATCCAAGGTCCCTTGATTATTCTTTGAATATAAGCTTTAAAAAGCTAGAATCATAAAAAGTATTTAAAAAAGAAATGCCGTACGGAGAAATCAGGGTTGATACGATTACGTTTACCAATGGTGGCGTAGATAAAAGCATTACCGTTTCCGGATTATTTGCATCTACCTCCGGCAACTTAACGGTTACAGGAACTGTTTCTGGTGTAACAGCAACTTTTGCTACAGGAACTTTTAGTTCTCGGGTATCAGGACTTACCGTTGTTGGTACTACTGGTACGTTCACGTCTTTAACGGGAACTACAATCACAGGCGCAAATGCATCTTTTGTGTCTGGCGTTTTTACAAATCAAATTTCAGGTGCAACAGTCACTGGTACAACCGCAAATTTTACAAGCGGTAATATCACTACGTTTAGTGGTGGTACTTGTACGGTCACATCAGGGGTGTTTGCATCTGGTACTGCAACCAACCCTTCAATTAGTTTTGTTGGGGATTCAAATACAGGTTTTTATTCGCCTGGCGCGGATCAAGTTGGTATTACAACTAGTGGAGCGGGACGGTTGTTTGTTGATTCGACAGGCCGCCTTGGCCTCGGAAATACCAATCCCGCTACAAGCTTTGACGTAGCACTGCCAGCGCCTTCAGCCACCATCGGCAACATCCGCATTGAGCCCAGCACTGCAGGCCAGGCCCGTTACCACCTCTACAACGGAGGCAGTGTTGCCGGATGGCTATTTGGTCAAAAGACTGGCACAGATCACAGCTTCAAGCTGAGTAAGAGCGTCGCTGGATCGGAAACTGATTATTTGACAATTGACACCAGCGGGCGGCTTGGTATTGGCACGACGAGCCCAGCATATGCACTCGATGTGAGAGGCATAGTTAGAAGTTCTAGCGGCTCTGGAACAGGCGCAGGTGGAGCTGGATATGGTTTTCATCAATTTGGAACTTCTGCCACTGCAACTGAAAACTGGCACATCGGCACTGAAGGCGACGGATCGTTTCGTTTCTACAACGGGGTGCTTGGCGCAGGCACGGAGCGTGTCCGCGTTGATACATTAGGCAACGTAGGGATTGGGACGAGTGCGCCTGTATATTTGCTTGATGTAAACGGACGCATACGAGGTGTTGGATCTGGTTCAGCGCTTATAGCCTCCAATGGAAGTGGAACAGGCCAAACTTCAATCAGTCTTACTAGAGAAGGCGCACCAGCTGATCAAAAGACATGGGAATTATTAACTGGATCAAGTGGTGAATTTAAAATCCGTACGATTAACGATGCCTATACAGCAGCACAGGATGCAATAGTAATCAATCGAGGTAGCGGTTTTTCTATAGACAACGTCCAGTTATATACCAACGGAAGCGAACGTTGCCGCATCGACAGCCCTGGTAATTTGTTGGTAGGACTCTCCAATTCTGTTACGATTGCTAGCGCTCCAAGTAAGCAACAAATATTTTCAACAAATCAACACGCTTTTTCTTGGTTGCGTGGATCAAATGACGGTTATGGCGTAAATGTTCTTCTTGCAAAAAGCCGTAACGCAAGCCCTGGATCTAGAACAATTCTGCAAAATAACGACGAAGTAGGTGCATTTGTTTTTGTTGCGGATGATGGCACGGACTTAGAAAGTTCTGTTGCGGCGATTGCATGTGCAATTGACGGCACTCCCGGCGCTAATGACACACCAGGCAGGCTGGTCTTTTGCACCACGGCCGATGGAGCGAGCGGTCCTACGGAGCGGATGAGGATTAAATCCACTGGGATTATTAATATTGGAAATACTCCTACTTACGCCGACAACACCGCCGCCCTGGCCGGTGGTTTAGTGGCTGGTGACATCTACCGTAAATCTGATGGCACGTTAATGATTGCCTATTAAAATTAAAAGGCAACGTCTTGCGTGCTAATGGCTTGCTAGAGCAATTAGCCCTACTCACCACTGCTTAAATACGGTATACTGTTAAAAACATTTTGTCCTATGACCACCACAACCACCTGGAAAATTGCAAACCTGGAGCGGGAAACTGCTGACGGTTATGTTTTTACTGCTCATTATGTGATTGACTCTAACGATGGCACATACTCCGCTGGTGCCTATGGATCTATTGGTCTTGAGCGGCCTGAAGGTCAATTGATTCCGTTTGATTCTCTTACGGAAGAAATTGTAGTGCAATGGGTGAAGGATAAATTTGGCACAGAAAAAGTTGAAGAAATTGAAGCTGCTCTTCAATCTCAACTTGATGAAAAACACGCGCCTTCAAAAGCAGCTGGTGTGCCTTGGTAAGATTCTCTGGTCTAGATTTGTAAAAAAGATCTAGAGCCATGACAATAAAATTAGTTGATGCTGCAAAATTCTTTGTAGAAAAACAGCATCAAATTGAAGCGTGGAGTTGGCTCCAGGCTCAGGTATCTCCTGAAACCCTGGAGTCTTTTGCTGTTAAATACCGCACACCGATTAACAGCGCATATCTAAATACATGGGATGGCGTGGCAGCAGCAGCAAAAAACGCTGGGGCTAAATATCCTGAAGTTGTGGCAGCCCAATGGGCACTTGAATCGAGCTGGGGTAAACACACATCAGGAACTTATAACTACTTTGGACTGAAAGGGTCGGGAACTACAACCAATACTCAAGAATTTATTAACGGTCAATGGGTCACAATCAAGGCTGGGTTCCTTGATTTCCCTGATTTATACACGTGTGTCTGCTATCTAGTTGATCGTTGGTACAAGGACTACGGTACTTACAACGGTGTTAACCGGGCCACGAATCGGAATGAATGTGCTCAGCTCTTAGTGACCGAGCAATATGCTACAGATCCTGACTACAGCACCAAGTTGATCCAGATCATGGATAAACAGCTTGGCACGCCTGGAGGAAATTCAACAGGTGTCATTAGCTCTAAAACATTAGATGTTCCATACTTTTATCAACTAGACAATCAATCTGGTACTGGTTACCGCGAGTGCTTTTCTTCCACTTGCGCAATGATTGCTGCTTATTATGGCAAAGTTAAAACAGATGATGAATACAATAAAATCCGCGCAAAATACGGAGATACAACTGATAAAGATGCTCAGTTAGCTGCATTAAAATCCCTGGGACTTAAGCCAACGTTTATTACTAATGGGAATGCTGCATTACTAGAAAATGAAATTCGTAACAACAGGCCCGTAGCTGTTGGCTGGTTACATAAAGGAAATGTAAGTAACCCCTCTGGTGGTGGTCATTGGACTTGTTGTGTTGGTTTTGCACCAGATGCATTTGTGCATAATGACCCAAATGGTGAAGCAGATATGATAAACGGCGGCTACGTTAGTAATGTTGCATCACGTGGTAATTGGGTTAAGTACAGCAAAAAAAATTGGTTGCGTCGTTGGGAATGCGATGGTGCTAATACTGGTTGGGCTATTTTGGTATCAAAGTGAAACAAAAGAGAAATTATAGCCACCGCATTAATATGTGTTGGGAAGTTGGCGACGAAAAAAAGTGCGCAACCCTCAGTAAAGAAGAGGCTTACGCAACAAGGAAATGGGTTGAAGACAACGATGGTGTTATCTTCTGGACGCAGGTGTTAACTGATTAATCAGCGCATCTTGGCACGACCAATCACCAAACCGCCAATTTCAATCAGCTTGTAAACTTTGCGCAGAAACTGATCGTCCCGCGGAGTCGGGGTCAGTGCGCAGACAGCAGAACAAGCAGCGTGAATTGCAAGAGCAACTTCCAAATACTGGTTAAGGTGTGCCATGGGTATATTCCGTTTCTTTTATTCTAAACTACTTGCAGTAAACAAAATATTTAAACTCAGTATTTACAACCCAACGTTTATCTTCATGACGTGCAAACCATTTAGACCACACTTGAAACTGCTTGTTCGATACACAAGATTCACATATAAACACTACAAGGTCATTTGATGGAACAAGTTCTAGCCATTTGCGCAATTGTCTAACAGCAATAGCTTGAACTTTGGGACCTTCTTTACCTGTTAGTTGACTGTTTAATTGTCGTACACGTTTGTTTTTTCGTTTAGTCAGCCAGTCGTTTAACTGCCTTTTGGATTTACTGACTGCTAAAGACACAAGCCACACGTAATTTTTGTTTTCTTTTTTCCATGGTAGTAGTTGCATTTTCAAATAAAAATGACTGTTCAGGTTAAAAGTAAAAACTTGTTTGTGTCTTTTAATCCTCATAGATACGGCATTCAAGAGCCCATGGATTTTCTTGGCAGTAGGTGCAAAAAGCCTTGGTTGTATTGTGTTTTTTGTTCAACAAATGCAAAATGAATTTAAACATGGTTTTACGGGCGGTTAACAAGAGGCACAAAAATTTCAGGAAGGTGGGCATCTGGGTCACGCTCGCGTTTCCATGCTGTAGTCCATTCTGTTAAAGAGTGTTCGTGCTCAGCATCTATATCGTAGCTGTCACTAGGCTCTAATTCAAACTTGTCGTTAGTATCTGGAGACACAAAGCCAATCCACCACGTGGATGTCTCAGGAATAATAACTGTTATACCAGTATTAATGGTTGCGTAGTCAAAGGTGTAAGCGTTAAAAGATGTTGGAATAGTGTAATTAACCGCAAAAGAAGGCCCGATAACAATTGTATTGGAAAAATCAAGAGTAGTTTCGGCAACCAAAAAACTGCCGTCTAAGTCTTCTAGCAGAACAAAAGAGTCTAAAGCTGGAAACTCAACAACTAAAGCAAGTGTGTAGTCAAGTGGTTCATTACGTGTACTTGAAACGCAGATTAAATAACTGCCGGCTTCTAAAATAAAATAAAGATCATTACCTTTATGTAAAGCGTAAGGATTGTAGTTGTTGTATAGATCCGATTGGGCTCCCATTACATGCCCAAGGTACGGATAAAAAGTTTCTCCGTTTGCAAGAGGTGTATTGACACTATCAGCTTGAAAAATCATCCGCCCCTGAACGGGGTTGTGATTTAAATCAAAAGCAGATATTTCAATGTAATTAGGACGTGGGCCTCCTTTTTTTGTAATGATCCAAGCGGGGCTTGTGATATTGATTTGAAACCAGTGGTTCATGGTACCGCCACCAAAACCACCGTTTGAATATTGATTGGTATCAGCTCGACCAATAACCTTGTTTTCTGGCCCAAGTTTTCCCGTTAGTTCACGTAAGGACGTTTCACTAAACGTGCCAAGCAACAAAGGATTTTGCCTGGTCCTTTGACGTTGAGATGTATTGTTGGAATTACGGGACATTATTTACGTTTACTTTATTTATCCATTTTACTCTTCGTCGTCTTTTAAAAGTTCCGGGCGCGTAATAGAAAATTTATACTGGCGCTTTATAAATGACTGCAGTGTGCCGGCTTCTTGTTGCCTTGCATAAAACACAAGTTTTTCTGCTTTGAACTCAATATCAAATGGTGAAATGGTCTTGGGTGGAAGATTGCGATTAAAGCTGGAAACCATGTGTAAAGGGTTGTAGCACCTGCGGTTTCCACACGTACGTGTAACACTTAAAGACCCAACGTCTCCCCAGGCGCATTGATAAATTGCTTTGTGTACTGTGACGTTTTCAGCCGCTTGTTTGCTGTACGCAGCCCTGTAAGAAGGCATGCAAATTCTTTTCAGCTCTTTACCAGCAAGGCTTTTGGGTTCCCAACAGTCAAGCGTTGCACCAATTTCAATTGAGTCCCAGATTGAAACGTACTTGTGTTTATAGTTTGCATCTAGATAATTGACGTCAAATCCGCAGATATTAGAAAGGATTTTGTTTATACACTCATAGCACCAATGCGATTCCTGCCGTCTGATGGTATGACCGTGAGGGCATGGATAACCCCGGTAGTACCCAAGTTCTTGTAGATCTTGTTTTGATCGCTTGGCCAGGTCCCCCTGGTAAACAAAAGAAACAGATGTGTCGATTGCATTAGCCATTTAGCTGCTGAGCGTCGGGTTGAAAATCTTTGCGCTGAGTGTTTTTTCTTTGGTGTTTAGGCTTCTGCCTCTCAAATAAAAACAACCTTTTCCGATTGTCTTTATCGGGATTGTCGTCGCCGTGAATGACGTCTTTGTTTTTGGGGTCTTTGCCTGTCCGCAGGTAGTACACGATCCGATGCGCGTGGTACTGGTCGCCGTTCATGCGTACCACGTAGTACCTGCCCCTGCTATTCCACTTACCAGCCATCTCCCCTTCCTTGTGGTGGCCCGTCGTTTCGCGCCACTCAAGGGCACTGGGGTACTGGACAGTGAGCTTGAGCTTTGACCGTAGGTACCAGAGGGGAAGCAAGGGCTTATACGGCCTTGGCATGTGTTGAATAATCGGTTATTCGAATGTAGGCGACTGGGGTGGCGGTGTCAAGGTGGTGGATATTTCCGATTATATGACAGTTTTATCTTTTATATAAGCCAGATGACATTTTGGTTCATTTTGTCATGTAGCTCATCTAGTTGCTTGCGTATAATCGGAATCTCATACCTGTCTTAAAATTGTCTCATTTGTTGCGTATAATCGGTTTACATTACATTTTTGCCCAAAATGTCATTTGGCTCATGTAAGGGTATGAACTGACGTATAGTCGGTTTTTAGACCACCTTCTCCGCCCCTCAACCCACCATTTCCCCGCACAACACCCCACTCTTTGGTACAAACCAACTACTTTTAGCCGTCTTCTGCCCATTTCACGCCAATAAAAAAGCCCCCGCTGGTGCGGAGGCCCTCGTCTCACTGAGACAGCTTACTTCCCGACGACCCGCTTTTTCCGCTCCTTGCGTGGCCTAACGACTTCCTCCTCCTTTTCCTCTTCCGTCACTTCGCGCACGTCGTGTGCCTTACCGTAAGACCCATCCAATACCTCGTGGAATAGTCCATTGAACTGAGGAGCTACATAGTCCCAGTCGTAATACCGAGATGTTGCACGCTCATAGCACCGCTGGGCCACATCATCCAACAGTTCCCGATCCTCATATAGTTCCGTCAAGATCTCGGCCAAATGATTTGAAGAAGGGCATGGCATCTCACGTGCATAGTTCGTATCTACATCCACGTGGTCGCACCTGATCAGCTTCCCATACCCTTCAAAAATCTCTTTGGTACTGGTATGGTCCGGCACTACCTGCGCTACTCGACAGGCTGCATGCTCATGGTTCACAAGCCCATGGCCTTCACCTTTACAGGTGTTGACGCCCACATCGGCAGAGTTATAGATGGCATTCAAGAAGTCCACTTCCACATTCGGCGGCCCTTCCGTCTGGGACGTAAGAATAATTCGTCCGTTCGGATCAAGTCCAACGCGACTCATGGCCCTGGCAAACAGAGGCATTACATCCCACCCTTGATCCTTCAACCCCATGTGGAGATACAGCTGGGTATCCGGTTTGTCAACCGCAAATTTGGCAAAGGCTTCAGCCGTAATATCAATACGTTTACGGAACTGGTTCCTGTTGCCGTTAAACACCACAAAGATGTCATCCGATAGCCCCAGTCTTTTCCTGGCTTTAGTTTTATCCATGGGATAGAACTGACCCTTGGTAATTCCGTGGGGAATGACAGCAATAGGTTTTTGGTAACCAGCTGCCACCACTTCTTTAGCGCCAAATTCCGTATAACAGATTGACGCATCCCAGTCATTCATGGTATCGAGAATGCAGCCCGTCCACCCGTAGCTATCCATTGGGTAGTAGCCCACAAACTTAAAGGCACCAGTCTTGTGAATGTCCTGAATCTGACGATACAACTCGTTCAGAATCCACAGATCATTCATAATGAAGACAAGATCCGGCTTTTCTTTCTCCACAATTTCCCTGATGCGCTGTTCACCAAAGGGCGCCGTCTGGAACCTGTTAGAAGAAGGATAAATCTTATATTTATTACACAAAGGATCTGGATCACCCCAGTGGTTATTTGCTAGTACCACCACTTCATAGTCATCGCAAATTCGTTCGAGAACATTTTCAGTTACACGAGCGAACCCAGTTTTGGCGATGATGTCACCAGACCAGAGCAATTTAGGTCTTTGAGTCATTTCAATAGATATACCTTTGCCAACTATACACAAATAGACGGTGTAGTTGAACGCGTTAATTCTTTTTGTTCGCATGTTTGAGCCTTGAGTTTTGTTTTTAAAAACTCAGCGGCACGATGGGTCTGCGTTGTATCTCCACAGGTATATAAGTCAATAGCGCAATAACCAATCTCTGGCCATGAATGGACAGATGCATGGGACTCAGCCAGCAACGCAAGTAGCGTTACCCCCTGAGGCTCAAACTTTTCTCCAATAATGCGTAAGATATTTGCTTTTGCCATCACAAGAGAAGTCTCAAGCAACCGTTGAAGCTCCTCATAGTTATCCAAGATCTCTTTGTCGCAGTCGTAGAGATCTAGTATTAAGTGCCGACCATTGCTCACATTTATTCAGCAGCTTCTTCTATTGTCTCATTAGTAGGCGTATCAATTGTCGATCCATAGAAATCTCTATACTTTCCACGATCAGAAGACACTTCCACAATTGATGGATAGGTCTCATACTTTTGGTTTGATTCTCTTACGGCAGCATTAAACACTCTCATGCCCTTGCTGTTTTTCTTTGCATAGACATTCAATTTGAGCTGGTGTTTGCAAATGTCCAACAGCAGCGGTTCAAATCGACCACGTGACATTATGCCTACATTACAGCTACGACAGAACTCTGCATAACTTGCGTACAACCACTGGTTCCAGTTCATATAAGCTCCCGAACTACCACCCGGCAAAGGCTTACAGAAACCAACAGGAGCCGATACACCTGGATCAAATACCACCTTGTGGTCTAACCAGTCCAGTAGTGGGTTAGATCTCAGACTCTGCTGTTTCTCATACCGCTGGAAGAAATCAACTTTCTTGCCAGTTTCCATTAGATATGTCCGCATCTCATCAGCCGACATATCCAACAACCAGTTCACCAACCCTGGCAGCATGGGCGCAAACACACCCTGTGGCATCCCCTTAGCATCAAATTTAATCAGTTCCTTTTGTTCTGATTGACCACCTTCAAATGGACGGTCGAACGGAACAGTAAGACGCCGCCGAGCAAGACCAGACGTGTAGTCAGTTGACTGGATAGCTTCATTGGCTGTAATCATTACAACCCCGTGATATTGAAACGGATCTTGACTTTCCGTCTGGTACTTACGCTCAGAACGAATCCAGTCATTACCAGTGATTGCTTTCAGTTTTGATACGGAACCACCCCATCGGTCTGCATCCTGGAACAGCAGCAGCTTTTTACCCATGTAGCTAGCCGCCTCAAACCTATTCTTTTCCAGGTTTTCAAAGTCTGTTGAATAGGTATTCTGCTTGCCAACCAATGCCACGGCCAGGTTTGCATAGGTTGATTTACCAGACTTACCTGGACCCACAATTTCAATAAACTTCTGGATCTCATAACAACCCAAAAGTGTGGCACGCAACCACGCCCTTAAAACTTGAGCACGTTCCCAGCTACCATGCTGAGTATGTTTCAACCATTTAACAATTTCTTCACAAGTGGCCGAGGCATCATACCCGTAGGGCATTTGCTGCGTCATGTGAAGCTCCCTATTAAAAGGAAGTAGTTCACGCGTATTAATGTTTAATACACCATTGGTAAATAACAGGTACTCGTCACCGTCATACCATTGGTCAAATGCCAACTCAGCCTGCAGCTGAGCAAAGATATCGTTCATTAAATTCGTACTAAACCCCCCTGGCAGAAAACCACCCAACTCCTTAAGCTTCCCTCTAATATCCCCAAGCACATCAATCTTGGTTAGTGGAGACCAGAGTCCACGCTTTCGATCTTTCTCGTAAAAGAAAAATTGACCGTGGGGTTGACTGTAGAGCAGATTACCCTTATACATCTGGAGCAATACATCCGTCACCTGGTTTGATGAAGGGTTCCTGCGTCCTTTGGTTTCTTGTTCTTCCCCTGCTGTATCAGCATCAGACTCCAGCACACGCCTCATCTTCTTTTGCGGTTGAGCAGCTTCCTGCTCTAAAGTGGCCACATGATTCATTTCAAGATCCTCTTCTATTTCTTCCAGCAGTTTCGACACACGTTCTAATGTCGCATCATCAATGGGTTGTACCTTGTGATCTTGAGGTGGAGTCCAACCGTGTTCCTTTGCAATATGAATCAGAGAGCCGACGCCACGGCCCCCACTTCCACTAAAAGATAACCAACGCTTATGGCATTCACCCTCCCTATACTTATCCGACTGCCTGGACCAGTTATCCCATTCATCCACCAGCGATTCATCCAGTGAATGGAGCGACTGGCCAACCGTGATCCAAATGTCGTAGTCATCAGCAGCTTCTGGAGGCATAGCCCACATTGCCTCCTTTGCCAGCTTCATGTCACGTTCAAGATCAATCTGAATATTGACAGCAAACCCCGGCCCAATAACCCGAGTCACCTCTTTTGCTGGAACACCGACTCGAATATTTTTGTTGATGATGGCGTTCATCAACCAGTCGGGGAATTCAGGCAGTTCATCCACCCACTCAAATCCTTGGTCTTCCCCTGTGTAATACCCATCGGTATCAGGGTGAAGACCCATCAACACCCCTTGGCACCTCTTCCAAAGAATCTCTAGCTTTTCTTTGTTCTCGTCACCAAGCCAGGTGTATTTATTCCTTACAAAATTTTTATGTTTCTCCCTGTCCAAACGATATAGTTTCCGCTCTCTTCCTTCTCTTCCACTGAAGATAGTCAGGGTTGGGGGCAGTGCTTCATTAAATGGGAGTCCCGAAAGCTGCTCGATGAGTTTGTATACACTTGGTCCATCAACATCAACCCAGACCAGACCATAAGGATAGTTGTAAACAGGCCCGCCAAGCAGACCGACAGCCTTGCATTTTCCCGTGAGTATTTCTTCCTCAATTTGTTGCGCATCAAACGGTTTGTTCTGCCAGCCGGATACATATGGATTTTTGTTAGCGCCGAGAGGAGTGAGGGGCCAGTCCTTGGGGATGTAGTCAAGACGTACTTCTCCGGGCTTAAGGGATAACTTGTTCTTGCTGGTCATGCTTCCGTTGATTGTTTGACTTCTACTTTAAAATCTCGCGTGGGGAAAACCTCCTCTTTTAATAGTAAAAATGCATGAAGATGCATCGTGGTGGGCAGACAAAAACAATCCCCATCCGCCGCATTCATCATGAGGCTTTGGAACGTATTCATCCACTCACCAACGGAAACCTGGTGGATTTCCATCGGAGGTCTCGGTTGTGTGTCTTCTTATCCTAGGGTGCCCAATCCAAAGGAACCCTTCAATCTTCATGAACTTTCTTTAGATTCATTAGTCTCATCAGTAGAACATAACTTTTTTTTATCTTCTTCATCCCATTCGTCCATGATTTGCTGGTAGACAGTCACCGGATCTTTCCTTGTCTCAATGCAAGTTGAAGTTGCAACAGACCAGGCAATCCGCTTGCGTAATTCCATCGGATCATTAGGATTCCACGCCATGGATCTGAAGCAAATTTAAATTATACAGTCTTAAAATAAAAAATAAATAGTTCAATAATGGCCGGCTTAAATCTTGAGGCGTATTATCGTTCACGCCCTGACGTTCTCAACTATATTCGCAATGAACGAGAAATAAAGGGTACCGGCTGGCGCGATTGGGCAAATGAAAAGTATGGTAAGAACGAAAGTGATGTTTCAAAATATTCAGAAGATGAGTTAGCCAGGCTTCATTATCAAAGGTTTGGAAGAAACGAAGGCACTACTGAGGGGGAAGCCTATCGAAATGCTCTTGCCGGTTTAAGTGATTACGAGCGACGCACCGGAGAGCTTCGCGGTGCTGAAGGGGTTAATGAAGAGACACGCAAGCAAGTATTAAAAGAAAATTTTGAAAAGCAGTATACCCCTTCAAGTTTTGACATGGGTGAATTTGAAAGTTTGCTTGGTAAACTTGAAAGCTCCAAGATGAAGCAACAGCGTCAAAAGTCTGTTGAAGGCCGACGTGACATTGCAGCAGGTGGTCTGGCTGGCATGATGGATAACTTTTAAAAATTAAATCAAATCAGCATCATACTCATTGCCATTTTCAATTTGTGCATAGTATTCAGCCACCACTTTCAACCAGTCGTCCCTCAAACAATCAAGAAATCTCCTGGAAATCTTAAAAACTTGAGTACGCAAGGGTGTTGAAACAAGAATGGCTGCCTGCTGGACCCTCATCCCAAGAGTTTGTTCGATACCAATGTCGTAAGCTGCGAGCTGTTTGCATGTTTTTTTAAATTTCATGTGACCACCCAACAGATCTCTCCACTCCATAGACCCTTTTCCAGGTCTTTGGGCCACTTCCTGCTGTAAGGTTTGACACTGGTTTTCAAATCGGCAAGCGTCAGTTTGTTTCCTACAACACCAATGATGTCAGGAGAACCAACCCACGCTCTCCCTTCCTCATCATGAGCCCATACCCTACCAATTCCATCGTCTGATAATGTGAACTGATGCCGATCAAGCAAAGGAGTTTCCGCCCACAACACCTCGTCAAATTGATCAAGAATCCCTGGCATACCTGCCCAAAATTCTTTATACTCCTCTGGAATCTTTGGATTTTTATCCCCTTTTAAGTAACATTCCATCCCATAGTGGATGGCAGTACCCCTTTCGGCAGCAGCTTCTTTAACGCCTGGATTATTCTTGCTCCACATCTCAAGCTTGCGCTTGTTTGCTTCAGATGCAGTTTCCGAAATTATAGTAGTTACCGAGGGCGCCGGCCCAGTTACAAACGGTGTATGGTAATGTCGTTTCCCGTTGATTGTAATTCGGGCGGGGCGGCTGTTCAGCTCCCGCATCAACTCTGGTTGCTCTTGGTATTTCAGCGACCAATGATCGCCTTCTTTAATTTTAGCAACCATTAAAAGGTTTATATATTATTCTTATCCTATACCATAAAGTAACTAATTGCGCGTGGACAATTTTGAAGTTGCTATCGGAGCAATTTTGTTGGCTATGCTATCGGTAGTCGGCATTGATGCCTACCTTATTATTACCAAAACCGTCACGCGCCAATGAAAAAATCAATCCTCTGGCTTCAAGGGATGTGGTCTTGCATTTCCTGGTTTGTGTACGAACTTGTTAAGGAGTATTGTCCAGACCTAAACTTGTATGATATGCCGACGCACCCTACCGATTACCTCTGGTACGCAGAGCGAGTTAATGGTCGTGCCGCCATGCTTGCAGTAATCTTCATCATGCAGTGGGAGTTAATCACCCATAAATCAATTTGGGAGTTTATTGGTGTCTATTAATTTGACTCGGTTTTATTACGACGTAGACGAGGACTGCCGTACAGGCTGTTTTAATGGTCGCGTGTATGAAGACATCGAGACACTGGATGCAGATCAACATGAAGAGCAGCTAAAGTTAGATGACATTACCTACATTCGTGTCGACCTATAGGCCATGAGTGACTCCTGGGCAGATTATTTTTACCAAACCAAACCCAAGCTGGGCAACCGACAGAAAGGTTTTCAAGCAATCTTTGATTACCTTGACGGCATTGAGCGTCCAGTCATCATCGAAACTGGTACATACCGAGAGGAAAACAACTACGCAGGCGATGGTTGCTCCACACTTTTGTTTGATAACTACGTTGAGTTCCACGGTGGCGAACTCATCAGCATCGACATCGATCCAAAAGCTTGCGAGCTAGCAGAAAAAAGCACGGAATGGGCAGAGGTTATCTGTTCAGATTCTGTTGAAGCCCTGGGGGAATTAACAGGCAAAGCCGACCTTTTGTACTTGGATTCATACAACATCAAGAACTGGTTTGACGACTGGGCGCCTGCATCCCACCACCTCAAGGAGCTGTTTGCTGCTAAAAACATCATTAAGAACGGAACTTTGATTGTTGTGGATGACAACATCATTGACAACTTTGGTCGTCGCCTTGGCAAAGGGCGATTGATTTTTGAATTAATGAAGTCCCTGGGCATTAAACCGTACATTAACGATTATCAAGTGGCCTGGATCTGGGAGGAAGACTAGTTTTCCGCACTGCATTGTTAAGGTTTCTACACATATAAAACGGTGTGTTTGTCATACTGTTTTATATGTGATTCCGTTTTACGTGCGCATGCAGCCGGCAACCGTTATAGTAAGGCTACCCAAAGAATCTGAGATGTCTCTTTCAAACCAAGTCAAAGAGTCTATGCAACAAGCGACGACAAGCCTGCGTGATGCCCTTGCGTTTGCTGCACGTGCTGAGCATCCCATCACCATTAACACTTTGTCTGATATCCTGATCCGCTTGGAATCTCTTGAAGCCATGGAAGATATTATGCAAAAGTTTGGTGCTAAAACAAATGAAGATTCCTACCGAGGCTGAACGCCTCGAAGAATACTTCTGGCAACTAGAGCGGATCATGCCCAACCCTGGAAAAGACTGGGCAAAATCTGCAAAAGAATGTAAGTGGCTTAAGATGTTACAAGAGAAACAGAAGTCTCATGCCTCAAAAGAAACCAGGTGATCCCGGCCTTTACGACAACATCAACAAAAAGAAAGAACGCATTGCCGCTGGTAGTGGCGAAAAAATGCGTAAGCCTGGCGACAAAGGCGCCCCTACTGCCAAAGCATTTAAAGACTCTGCTAAAACAGCCAAGAAACCTGCACCCAAGAAAAAGTAATTTATACTACAAATGCTCAATGTTAACGTCTTGTGACGTAGGCATTGGCGGGATGTAGTTAGTACCAAATCTCGGCTTGAGCAACCGGGATTTTTTGTTTGTTTTACCTAAACAAAAGACTGTTAAAATAAAAAATAAAACAACAAAATGTCAGATATTAATCAAGGTTGGAAAGTACGAATTACAAACGATTCTTCCAATCCCGCATCTGTAACTGGAAACGTTAATATCACTGCATCAGGGCTGCCCTTGCCAAGTGGTGCAGCAACAAGCGCTAATCAAGTCAGCGGCAATACCAGTTTAAATAGCATTGACACCAAAACGCCTGCACTACAATCAGGCGCTGTACCGGTTGGTGATAATAGCGGTAGTTTAACAGTTGATGGTAAAGCTTATCGCGCTACCGTCACTGTAACAAGACCGTCAAACGCAACTCCATATACAGCCGGTGACGTTGTTGGTGACACTGGTGGTTCTGCAATTATCACTTTATCGGGCATTGGCCCAAGCGGTGGATATGTACTAGTTCAATCCGTCAGTCTTGTATTTAGTGATACTTCGGTACCGAGTGGCATGGGCGCATTCCGGCTTCATTTATACAACGCATCTCCCACAGCAACTGCAGATAATGCACCATTTGATTTAGCAAGTGGTGAGCGTTCTAGTTACATGGGCTATGTTGATTTAGCCGCACCGGCAGACTTTGGTAGCAGCTTGTACACACAAACCGATTACGCTGGACGTCAAGTCAAGCTTGCAAGTGCCAGCACAACATTATATGCAGAGCTTGAAACCCGTGGTGCCTATACACCTGTTTCCGGTAGCACCGTTGATGTGCGTGTTGCTACCTTAGAGGCAGGTCTCTGATGCGTGGTTCTTCAGCATTTCGTGCAGCGATTGCACCTGGCGGTGTACTTGCCGGCCCTTGGGTAAAGAACGAACTATGGCGCCGCGCCAAGGCAGTACCCAGCCTTGACTTGCGTTTTGCGGATAACAAGTCGTTGGTAGATGCGGTCACCGGCCAGTCGCTGATCACCTTCACCCGCGCCAGCAGTGGGATGAGCACGGGCAGCAACGGGTTGATCAATACGGCGACGACGAACCTGCTGCTCAGGAGTCAAGAGCTGGCAACAAGCCCTTGGTTTAATGCAAACGTCACTCTTACAAACAATACAGGCGATACTTTAGATCCAGTTGGCGGATCAACGGCAACCAAAATTGCTTCTAGTGGAACGGGCGCAATTGGACAAGCCGCTGTTATTTCTACGGTTTCAACGGGCAGTATTTGGTTAAGGACTTTAAGCGGCACATTAAACATGTCGCTAATTGTTTACCTTTCCAATTCACCTTTTACTAATATCGGAACAGCAAATATTACTGTTACCACAAATTGGCAACGATTTAGCGTTACTACAACTAATCCGCCTTCCGCTGCTTCTTATAATTTTCAGCTTAATGGCATACCAGCGGGAACTCTGTACGCCTGGGGCGCCCAACTAGAGCAATCCAGCACGGTGGGCGAGTACATCCCCACCACCAGCACGATCAACAGCGCCCCACGGTTTGACCACAACCCCACGACCGGCGAGTGCCTGGGGCTGCTGATGGAAGAGCAGAGGACGAACCTTGTAACATACTCTGGGTGCAACGCTAATTGGTCAGCAGACTTTTCGGCAGTGTATAACCTGGGCCTATCGGCTCTGGGTATATTTAGCGGAGTTCAAGTCAATAGCGGTGGGCAGATCTGGCACACTATCTTTAGGGCAGGTATAAACCTGACCGGATCAACCACTTATGCTTTTACTGCATTTTATAGGGCTGGCACCTCGGGCAGAGCGCGCATTGTGCTCAGGAATAATACTCTTTCGACCGAAACCGTACTCGCTGGACCCGTAGGTTCGCTCAGCACAGTAAGCGCAGTTGCTGGCAGCGTGACTGTGCTTTCGCAGTACCGCTGGGGTGATGGACTAACCTACGTCGTCACCGGAACCTTTACACCCAGCAATACAAGCACTGATTACTGGTTCCGCATTGGGCCGGATTCCGCGACAGCAGGGCAAACTGTCATCGCCCTTGGTGCCCAACTAGAAGCCGGCGCCTTCCCCACCAGCTACATCCCCACCACCACCGCCACGGTCACCCGCAGTGCTGACGTGGCCAGCATTAGTGGTAGCAACTTCTCCAGCTGGTATCGGCAGGATGAGGGGACGGTGTTTGCGGAATTTCAAACAGCAGTTCAAGATGCTGCAAACAACCGAGGCGTTACTGCAGTTGATGATGGAACAAACAATAACCGCGTTTCACTGTTTATCCCTGCAGGGAATTTCCCCTTGGCTGTTGCTTCACGAGTTGTTTCAGGTGGCGTAGCATCTAATCCAACAAACACCGGCAGCATTACATCTTCATCTATTGCTAAATCCGTTATTTGCTATCGCGTTGGAACAGACGGAGCGGCTGTATCCGTGAATGGAGCAATTCCTGCTGCAAGCTCTCCTGCATCAGCGCCAAATGGCGTTAATAATCTTCGGATTGGCACAATTTTTGGTACAAACAACCTCGGGGGAACCATCAAACGTCTGGTGTTCTGGCCCCGCCGTCTTGGAAACGAGGTGCTCCAGGAGGTGACCCGATGACCGACACCACGCTCACGCCCCCCACCGGCCCGTACTTCCGCTTCCCCGACGAAGCCACCGGCATGGCTGCCCTGGCCGAGGCTGGCTTCACCACCGTCGATGAGGACGGCACCGTGCGGATCCTCACCGCCAGTCACACCCATGCGCTCGACTGCATTGGCACCATCACCCGTGGTGGCGAGTACGACCCCGTGACTGGTGAAGTGCTGGTATCGCCCACGGTGTTGGACGGGTGGCACGTGAACCTGATCGGTGAACTGCCGGAGGGATGGGACACCTACGTGGTGGAGCCTGCAAATCCGGTGCGGGTGTTTGCAGCGTAGCAATTTGCTACATGTAACACTTGCACAGTGTTATTTTTTGTTGTATCATTACAAATGATAGCGGTCAGGTCCCTGTGCGCGTTAGGCACATAGCCTAGAAGGCGACACACCTGATCCATCAACTACCCCTGCTGCTCTGTCGGCAGGGTGCAACCAGCCCATGAAGGCACACCTGCCTGTCCTGGTTTGCGTTTAAGACCTGGGTTTCCAGGCCGGAGGGTTGATCACCTCCGCCCGTTTGGTCCACGGTTGAGCCCTCGACCCATTTGGCAAGCTTGACGGACTGTTCACTACCAGAGTTTGCCGGTGTGTAGGTAGTGTCCCCAGTAATAACCGGAAATGGGAAGGGATGTCAGTGGCGTGATTTTAAATCACGATTAAAAATACAGGCTACCCCTTTCCATTCAACAACACCCCCTATGCCTCTCTCCTACTAAATAGACCATTTTGTTCACGTGCACAAAATGGTTTTAAGGATGAAGCACAAACCTGGGGGTCACTCGGTCGGTAGTCTATTGGTAAGGACAGGGCGACAAGCTACGTGGAAAGCTGGTTCGATTCCAGCGCGACCGATTCACACAGTGCAAACCAATTGGATAGGGCGGCATCTATTGATGTGCTGGACGCAGCACTATAAGTAGTTAATGCGATAAGGGTTCGAATCCCTTCTGTGTGCTATACAATATTTAGGCCAGGTATATAACAAAGTTAGTGCCCTGGGCCAAAGATAAACAACGAATTAATAAAACACGTCAGAAATTTCTTGACTACAAGAAATCTTTGAAGTGTCAACATTGTGGCTTAAATGATCACCGTGTATTAGAGTTTCATCACATTGATAGTAAAGATAGGAATGTTGGTGCAATGGTCACTCAAGGATTCGCCTGGCGCCGAATCCAAGAAGAAATAAATAAATGCATTCCGTTATGTTGCAACTGTCATAGGCTTGTACATTGGGTTGATTAAGAGTTTCTAAGGGTGGCTTTGATTTGCCAAGCGGCTTTAAATGCCATACCAACAAGATCAGCCAGGTAGTTAGCAATATCAATGGCACCAACTTTAGTTGCAACGGGCTCCAGCTTCTTAGCTTTCATCCCTAGCTCTTCAAGATTTTTGTAGTACACTCCAAGCATGTCAGTACCTTTGTAAGAAGTAACTGCCTGCACCGGAGGAGCTGCATCTTTGAGACCACAACCG